AAATCTTGCTTTTTGATCGGTGCAATTTGTACTACAATGAGGTTTCATTGGATCAAAGAATAAAGCTCTATTTGCAACTGATTTAATTTCTCTACCATTATCTAATATAGTAGACCCATTACAAGTATTAATAGAATAAATTAGTCCTTTTGTTTTAAACTTAATTTTTTCTGGAAAATCAACATGTACATTATGTTTTATTTTTTTATCTGATCTCGTGTAACAATTTCCTTTTACTCTTATTAAAGCAAAAATATTTAATTTAGATAATAAAGTTTCAACCAATAAATTATAGTAATCACTTGTGGGTGCATTTTTAACATAAAAAAAATGTGTAAAGTAAAACATTTTTATATCTTCTTCTACGTCTTTAGCTACTCCGTTACAGAAATAATATGGGAAACTATCTGAAGTCATTAGTTTTTCTATTTTTTTAAAATCTTCTAAAGGTAAAAAATTATCTATAACTTTCATTGAAAAAACTCAAACCAACCAGTTACAATTATTTTTTCTTCTGTAGGAGAAGGAATACCTCGATGTAAATGAGTAAAATCAGGTGGCCATAATAAAGTTAAACCTTTTTGAGCTTTAACTTTTAATTTTTGATAAAAAAATTCAGTCTCACCTCCATCATTTATATCATTTAAATAAGTCATAAAAACTAAAGCTCTGTCTGAATTTCTAAGAGAAGTCCTTTCAGTATGCCAGGTTTTAAATCCTCCGTTTCTAGGATAAAATTGAATATTAGTTCCACGATCAGAAGTTCTTATGTTAAATTTTAAACCATAATACTTATCGTATTCTTGAACAATTTCACTTAAGACATCAAAATATGCTTTTACATATTTGTTTTTAGAATTATTATAAAAACTAACATCTATTGAGTCTTTAGCGTTTTTATCAATCCCAAGTTCTCCTGTTCCAGCAAGATACTGTTCACCTGGATTTTTATACTCAGTATTATTTTTATAATATTTAATCAAATGATCACACAATTTAGGATCTATTTTATAGTGTCTAATAAAGCTTTCCATTATTTACATGTATGTGTAGGTTATAGTTTGTATATAATTAAGTGAATTATTATTTATGTTATCAATGTAATATGTTTGTGATGTAGGAAATATTAAATATTTATTTGTGGTCAAGTCTATACTCCAAGTTTTTCCTGTTCTTCTATTATCATCATAATTAATGTGAACTTTACAAGTGTCCTCATCAATCTGAACTCCATACAAACAAACAAAATCAGCAGAGTTTTTTAAATCTTGTTTATCTAGTTCAAGTAAAGGTTTAGTTGTTTGATTTCTTTCATAGTAGTTTCCCCATACATTTAAATCTACCAACCTGTATTTATGTTTTAAGTTCATATATTCTTTTACATAAGTTGACATTTTATCAATCTCTTTTGAAAACGGATAAGGAACATCTACGTATAATTGAGACAAAGATATATTTTTTACTAAGATATCTTTTCTTATTTCAAAACCTTTTGGCATTTTTATATCTCCATGATATAAAGCTATTTCTGATAATAATTGTTTTTTCATTTAACGTTTTCCAAAATAACTAGGAAGTCCTAGTGTTTCTCTACCATCGTATATATTTAATTTAACTTCTTTTGAGTTTTTATCCTGATAGTGTAAGAAAGCCTGACAGCACTCTTCACCTTCAAACTTCTCTCTCCAGTGTTCTAGTTCGTTTCCTCGATAGATTAACATGTCTCCTGGGTTTAAAATAATTTTTTTATTTTTACCTTCTTTAGTTTTTAAAAAGATCGGCCACACATCACCACCAAGATTAATAGTAGTGGATATTTGACAACTAGGTCTATCTGTATGTATCTCTAACTCATCTCCTTTTTTATATAGTCGAGCGTATGAATAAGTAGGAACTAAATCTAGTTTTGTTCTTTTGTTCATTGGGTTATTTAATTTTAATAGTAATGTTTCAAAAGCTATATCTGCATAATGTGAATAAGTATTAGGGGCTTGTGGATCGTCCCATTGTCCAAAACATTTTTCATAAGGAGATATATATTTTTCTCTAAAAAGAATGGTGGCTACATTTCTTTTTATCGTAAAATAATTATATAAAAACATTGCTAAATCTTTTGATATTGCTTCTTTTATAACTGTATATTTATTTTTTTTAAAACTCATTTAAACTCCTCTCCTATATTCCAGATAACTAATGAATAACGTGTTCCTGATGTAACAGGCATAACTCTATGCCACACAAAAGACGGAAACACAACTATAGAACCTTGATCGTATATTTCAGTGCATTTCATTATATTATGTTTTTTACTTCTTTCAGGATGTTCTGAATAAAATTCTAGGTCTCCTCCTTGATAACTTCTAGGGTCTGATAACGAACAAGTTACAGATAGTTTTCTAATTTTATTGTGTTTGTTGGGATCGTCTGGCTTATCCCATGGTTTATCAAAAGAATCCTGATGCCAACCATAAAACTGACCAGGACTGTATTTAGTAAACTGACAAGTTTCGCTTGCGTTAAAGGTAAAGTTCCAACCGGCACTTTTATTTGCTGTGTTTATATATGGTATTATGTGTTGGTATATCCAATGATCGCCAACCCAAACAACGTTTGAATCTCTTTGTTTTTTTAAATCTTTCTCTTGTTTTTTTGTTAGATTTACTTCATCTTGAAACGCACCAGTTCTAGCTAGTCTATCTTGTTGCTCTCCTCCGTATCTAATTAAATCTTCACAAAATTTTTTAGACAAAGCTTTTTTAAAATACCAGTAAGTGTGTTTTAATTTCATATAAATGTGCCTATCAATACGACTCGTTTTCCAAGTTTAGGATTATAGTTGTAATGTTTTAGGTTGCCAAAACATATACCTTTATATTGTTTTGGTTTTACCTCTTTGTATATTTTATTATTTTTTAATATGACAGTTTTAGAGTCTTTGTCCTCTACGTCATTAATGTAAACAATAATTTGCTTGTGATCGTAGTCATGATCTGTATGAGAGCCGCTTTTATCGAAGCCATTATTGTAAGTAAAATTGTAAGCAATTCTTAAATAAAAGTATGGTTTAATTTTTATTGCCGCTAAAAACTCATTTAGTATTTTAACTGTTGGCATGTAAAACTGAGAGGTTACGTTTTCTGTAAGACTTCGGTCTTCTGGTCTAGGTAAAACTAAATGGTTTAATAAACCGTCCTTTACTTCTTTTCCTAAAGTTCCTGATGAAGGTATCTGATAAAAAGGAAAATTATCCCCTAATAAGACATTATCTATAAAATCTTTACTATCTTTTGATAGAAAATTACTATGCTCTTTATATAAATTCATACTTTATGGGTTGGAAATATATCATTATATGATATTTTAATCAATATTGCTAAGAAAATAATTTTAGCTATAAGGACCATATGCTACAAAAATTAGGATTTGCACCAGGATTTAATAAACAAGTTACAGAAACCGGCGCTGAAGGGCAATGGTTTGATGGTGACAACGTTAGATTTAGATACGGTACCCCAGAAAAAATAGGGGGTTGGAGTCAATTAGGTCAGGATAAACTTACAGGTGCGGCAAGAGCTATACATCATTGGGACAACAACGCAGGAATTAAATACGCTGCAATAGGCACTAATAAAATTTTATACGTATATTCTGGTGGAACATATTACGACATTCATCCAATTAGAGAAACTTTAACAGGAGCTAAATTTACAAGCACATCTTCTTCAAACGTACTTACTGTTACTTGCACTGGAGCACATGGTTTATTAGAAGACGATATTGTTTTATTTGACAGTGTAACTGGTGTGACTGGGTCGTCTACATATACCAACGCTACTTTTGAAGATATAAAATATATGGTTACATCTGTGCCAACTGCTACAACTTTTACAATTACCGCGGCAAGCACAGAATCAGGAACGCCGTTAACTACGAGTGATGGTAACAGCACCTCTGTTTTATGTTATTATAACGTAGGACCTTCTCAACAATTAGGTGGCTTTGGTTGGGGTACAGCATTATGGGGTGGTACAGCTAATGGACCAGCAACCTCTACATTATCAACAACGCTTCCAGACGATGCTACCACTACTGTAGTATTAGCAAACACTTCAGCATTTCCTTCTTCAGGAGAAATTAGAATTGGATCAGAGGATATAAGTTTTACAAACAATGACACGGGAACAGGGACTTTAAGTGGAGGAGCCCGAGCAGTTAATGGAACTACAAGAGCAGCCCATACCGCTGGAGCAACAGTAACTAACATATCAGAATTTGTTGCATGGGGAGAGGCTTCCTCTTCTGACTTTACAATTGATCCAGGTTTATGGATTTTAGATAACTATGGAACAAAATTAATTGCTCTTATATATAATGGTTCATGTTTTGAATGGGATGCTTCTCCTTCAAACGCAACAGCAATTAGAGCAACAATATTACCCAACGCACCAACAGCATCACGTCACGTATTGGTATCTACACCCGACAGACACTTAGTATTTTTTGGAACAGAAACAACAGTAGGATCAAACACTACACAAGACGATATGTTTATAAGATTCTCTTCTCAAGAAAGTATTGACCAAACAGATTCTTATACTGTTAGAGCAAATAATACCGCTGGCACACAAAGATTAGCTGATGGTTCTAGAATTATGGGAGCTATTAAAGGTAGAGATGCAATTTACGTTTGGACCGATACCGCATTGTTTTTGATGAAGTTTGTAGGACAACCATTTACTTTTTCATTTGAACAAGTAGGAACTAACTGTGGTTTGTTAGGTAAAAATGCATGTATTGAAGTAGATGGAACAGCTTATTGGATGTCTGAAAATGGGTTCTTTGCTTATGATGGTCAATTAAAATCCTTACCTTGTTTAGTAGAAGACTATGTTTACGATGACATAAATACTACAGCAAGAGATTTAGTAAACGTAGGATTAAATAATTTGTTTGGTGAAGTAACTTGGTTTTATTGCACGTCTGGATCAAATGTTGTTAATAGAATGGTAACATATAATTATTTAGATTCTAGTCCTAAACGTCCTATATGGACAACAGGAAGTTTGGCCCGTGCAGCATGGCAAGATTCAGCAGTATTTGATAAACCACATGCAACTTATTATAACCCAGATAGTAATACGTCGTATGATGTTATTGGTAATACGGATGGATGTACAATATACTATCAACAGGAAACAGGGACCGACCAAGTCGATGCCGGCGGAGTAACGACTGCTATTCTTGCTTCAATTACCTCTGGTGACTTTGACATTACACAAAGAAGAAGTAACACCGGAGCAACTGTAGGTATGCCAGATATCAGAGGAGATGGTGAGTTTATTATGAGAATTAGTAGATTTATACCAGACTTTATTACACAAACAGGGTCTACTAGAGTTAGTTTTGTAACTAGGACTTATCCAAAT